AAAGACAGAACCCACTAGAATCACTGGCAGATAACGCAGTATATGGCTACAAAAAACTGGGGCTGACCCTGGCAGGTCAAAAAGCCCCAGAATTTTTTTCCCGCTATTTTTGAAAACAAGTAGCGTTTTTGGTGGCCGGCACATCGTTCCAATGTCTTACGGCATTAGCAACGATAGCCACATTAGTGACCAGGTAAGAAACAAAAATAAAGGTGCGTATCCAAGCAATAGTATCAGATTCTCGGTCGCATTTAGTTGGTTTCTCTCCAAGTGCTTTAGCCCATAAACGCCAGATTGTTTTCTTTTTACTCATCTACCAACAACGTCTCCCATATTAAGCAAAACTCAATGTTACTCTTGGTCCGTACACCACTGGTTCGTGATGCACATACTTAGGTATGTATAGCACGTCGCCAGGGTCTAATTCTACTCTACCAAGGTTATCAACATCGTATCCAATTTTCCCAATAATAGGGACAATCATGACATCTTGCGTATCATTATGTCTACCAAATGTACTAGATTCGGCACTGAGGGAAACGTATTGATGGAATTCAACCATACCATACTTCTCTTTCATATGGTCAAAGAGAGGTTTCATTTGATGTGGAGTATAATTACTCTCACAAACGATGGTATTCATTTCACCCTTATGGAAGATGATGTCTGTTGTTTCGTTAAGAACTTCTTCAGGTTTGATTTTTGGTGATATCACCGCAAAAAATTCATGTTTCCTGTCGTATTCTAACTTCTCAAAGACATCCGTCCAGTTGATGTTACTTACATCAAATTCTTTTCTCAACAGATACGGAGTATCAGCTCCCATCACTCTTCGGCCAGTTTCTGGAAGTAGGAGAGTGCATCATCTTCATCCTCATCAGAATAGGAGGAGGAAGTGGTAGGTTGCAGACTGTTCAGTTCACCACGAAGATCATCGGTGAGTTCACGAGAAGAACCACGGAAGTCATCTTCATCGTTGACTTCTTCAGCAACAGGACGAGACTTGGGAGCAGAGTTACCCAGAACCATGTTCAGACGCTTCTTCAGGTCATCGTAGGACTTGAACTGATCAGGTGCAACGATCTCTTGGAGGGAGTATTCCTTCTTCCAAAGGGCCTCCAGTGCATCGTCATCACCATCCAGGAGGGCACCAGGACGTGCGAACTCAGAGGAGTCGTAGTTCCAGTAACCTGCAACCTTCTTGATCTTGATCTTGAAGTCTGCACCAGCCCAGAAGTCAAAGGGGTTGATGGGCTCTTCATCTTCGAACTCAGGTTGCATCGCACCCATGATCTTGTCGAAGATCTTCTTACCGAACTTGTAGAGGAAAACCTTACCTTCATTCTGAGGGTTTGCAGGATCCTTCACAACGTAGATGTTGGAGTAGTATTCCAACTTACGCTTCTGTTTGCGGGCCTCTTCTTTACCCGCATCGGTCCCGTTGTTCCAGAGAGTAGTGTTCAGTTCGGACACGGGATCCTTCTGACCCAGAGTGGTCAGGGAATTCTCAATGTACCAACCGCCAGGACCTTGGAAGGCGTGTTTGTACAGTTTCACCCAAGGAAGGTCTTCACCTTCAGGGGCGGGGAGGAAACGGACTACGGCGTAACCGTTACCAGACTTGTCCATCTCTGGTTTCCACAGACGGTCATCACCACCTGCGGGAGTATTCATCTTCTCAACTTCCTTAACCAGTTTGGAAGTCAGAGAACCCAGTTTGGACTGTTTCTTAAGATTTGCGAAGGACATTCGGATACCTCGGATTGTTTGGATTTGGCCTTTGTGGTGGCAGAGTCATCGTACCAGGTCTGGGGGTCAGTCGTCAAGCGTCTGTCCCAACATTTTTTTCAGACCTGAGATGGTCTTGTACATATTATCAAAGAGAGTCCCAGGGTCCACCTCCCCTGGTACACCTAGCATTTTGGCTGCGTTGGTGATGTTTTCTTTGATCTGGAGGGCCTCTGGATCATCACTCAGGGAGACCCGAGTGTACATAATCTTTTGTTTTTCCAGAAGTTTTTCCAGTTTTGAAATGTGTTCATACTTATCTTCATCAGACATCGACGGGAACTTCATAATGTCCTTGTAGATGTCTTCTTGAAGTTCATTGATTTCGACTAAAGAAGCTCTCACATATTCACTATCAAGAAAACTCATAGTAGCTTCTCCTTCAAAATCTTTTTAAATTTGAACACATCGATATTTAGGAACGGGTCATACTTCTTGATTTTGAGGGAAACCGTACTCCAAATAGGGTCATCCAGTTTCTTATCAAGTCGTGACCTGAATCCTAAGATCTTGTCTAGTATAACGAGTGTCTCTAGACTGATCTCTTTTCTTAAGTAAGACTTCAGAATTTTCGGGTGTTGGCCCTGAGTATGGAAGTAACTGTCGAAATTATCTCGTGTAAAGATTCCTTCAACTTCGTTTCCGAATATGTAGGACAAGGACTGGTTTCGTCTTTGCCATTCTTTGAAATTGGTTTCTCCATTCTGGATAATCTCTCCTATCCACACTTTGCCAGGATCATCATGAGAGGTAAAGTTAGCAATGAAATAATTTACAATTTCATTGTCATCCTTCTTACGGGACATTCTCTCAAAAAAATATCTGTCACGTCGTTTATTAAATGACGCAACAGATGCACGGGTTCTTCCACTATATTTAATGAAGTCATACTTATCTTTGGTGAAATGATTCTTCATTCCAAGATAGGTTGTGTAGACTTCAAATGGGGTCACTTTCACAGGGGCAATCGAGCACGGGATGTACGTTTTAAGAAATTGAGATCCATAGCTTCGGCCTTGAGTTTTTCTTTCAAGGGTTTGGAGATCAACTTCGGGACAGATTCTAACTCAATTTTGTTCTCGTCGCAATAGTAAACGATTGCATCGATATAATTGAAGTCAGGATCACTCTTGACTAAGTTTTCAATATCTTTTGTGAACTTAGTTTGACAAAGAAACTTGTCTTTAAGAGCTTTGTCTACTTCTTTATTGGGCATCGGAAAGTCTATGAGTAACAAATTTCTTAATGTACTTAACTAATAGCTTAATATACTCGTCTTTGTTTCTTTTGTCAAATACATGATTCTCCCCATTGGGAGTTTGCATAATAGTAATTAGTTTTTTGACAGGAATACCCGTCATTTCATAATACGCACATGCATAGAAGGTTTCTTGAACAAAGTAGTTCTCTAACCATTCTTCTGGTTTAATGTAGTCTGAAGTCTTAAAGTCAATGACAGCAAGCTCCCCATCAAACTCCGCAATACAATCCACACGACCAGCCACACCAAGGTACTCACTAAAAAGAGTCCTTTCAATAGCATGGATATTATCAATACGATCAAGGATTGGTTTGCAAGCCTGGAACATGAATTGCGTCGCGGGAAGATGACTCGACCAGTCAAGTGGTTTCCCTTCAAGATAATTCTGTGCGGCCTCGTGGAAGTCCGTGCCGCGGCTCGTAGCCTTTCTAGTGATTTGATTCGCCTTCTCCTCACCAATTCTTTGTCTCCACTTAATAAATTTTTCGCGGTTATAGAAAGAGGTGACTGAGGTGATCGAAGGCACCCAGTCACCATTTGGTAGTTGGTAAAGACGACACCCAGGGGTCTCTTTCTTTTCTAGTTCGATGTCACCAAGATAATTAACAAAGTTTCGATTCATTAGAGACCTAGGGCAGTTTTCTTCATGATGTACTCTTTCACAAGGCCAGAACGAACGATGTCTTCTACTTGGAATTCAACCATGCAGAATGACTCTTCCATTTGTTCAATGATTCTCATGAAGTCCAGAATACCATTCTTTTCGTAGGTTTTCTGAAGGTCAGTTTGAACTGCGTCACCACAGAACATGATCTTACAGTTGTCACCTACACGGGTAATTATACTATCAAGTTCGTGAAAATTCAAGTTCTGACTTTCGTCAATCAACAGAATACAATCATCAAAGGTTGTACCACGGATAAATGAAGTAGACCAGAAAGATACGGTCTCTTGTGACTTCAGATTGCCCCACAACATATCGAAGTCTGCATCAGAAGGCATTTCGAACATGTACTTGACCATGTTCTTGTATGGGATTTGATAGAGGGCCGACTTATCCTCATGGTCTCCAGGAAGGAAACCGATCTCACGGGTGGCCACAAGGGATCTGACGATGTAGATCTTCTTGTAGGGAGTATATTCATTCAGGACATCCTTCAGTGCATTGTAGAGTGCAACGAAAGTTTTTCCTGTACCAGCACAACCATATGCAAATATGTGTTGTCCTTTCTTATACGCTTCAAAGAATTTCTCTTGGTTAGGTGTAAGAGGTTCAATGTCAACAAGGAAGTCGTTATTAATCGGTTTCTTCCTCTTCAATTGTTTAGCAGTCATGCCAATTCCAATTGGATCTTGAGACTTTCTTTTTCTTGAAGCCATATCAGATTTTTTTGACTTTGGATCCAGGTGCTTGAGAGGCGCGTTCTAATACCTCGTTCCAACCTGGTTTTTTGGAAACGAGTTTATTCCTCCAGTCCCCCACTTCTGTGGCCATGGGAGCAGTGGATGGATCAGACCAGTCTCTAATCCAACCTGGGTTATCTTCTAACCACTGGTCCCAAACAGTGAAACTCATTGTCACTTCTTTTTGTTCACCAGTTTCTCTATTGATAACAGGATAAGTCGGCATAATAAACGAAGGGGGTGATGTTATTTAGACCCACTCAAGGGCTTCTGCAACGGTGGGAAACTGTTCGACAAACACTTTCTTACAATCTTCTGCAACTACCATGTGTTCTTTCTGAGTTCCATTTGCAGAACGAAGATTGATGTAATGAATCCAAGAACGACAAGAACCACTCATGTAGATACGGGTGGGAGTACACAGAGGAAGAACATTACGAGCACACTCTTTTGCAACTCCACGATCCAACATCTGTTGATAAAGAGCCATGGAAGAAGAGAACA